CTGTCTTAGTCACGAACTTGGGAGCCTTGTTGGTTACGTCACAGGTAGGGAACTGCTTGAACCATTCAGGGCCATGCTTCTTACACATATCACATACGGGTGAGGTCTTGGTGTGGGTCGTAATAGTCTTAACCACGCAGCGCCTCCACTTCCTCGGCCGTCAGGGGCATCTTAACCAGTCTGGTCACGGTCGTTAACGCCTCGAAGTAGCCCTTGGCGCTCATCAGCTCCTTAGTCTGGGCGTACCACGGGCGCTCTATATCTCTCGGAGTCGGTACGTCTATAAACACAAAATCCATGCGACGCTTGTCGGCATGGTTACTTGGCATACAGCCTATGCAGCTATATCCTTTTGAGAGAAAGTAGGCGGCTAGGCCACGGTCACTAGTTTTATACACTTCTACGTTCATTTGTTACATATCCATTGGTTACATATAGTTCTATTGCTTATTGTATCACATCAATCGAGGGGACGACCTGTCACGGGGTCGTACTTGCGTTTACGCGGCGCAGTCTTAACGCGAGGCTTGGCATAGCTGACGAGGAAGTAAGATAACGCTCTCATGCCGTCGAAGTGGTGGCCGAAGCGGCGATGATCGTCCCATTTAGGTACGATTTCCTCACCCATCTTACTCAGGCGTTCAAGCCAAACCAGGTTCTCAATCTCCTGCATCAGCCAGTTCTCATCCTTACCACTGCGTTCGTTCATCTCGATTAGGGTATCGGAGATATATAGTCTTGGTTGGCCTGTGCCGGGTTGGATATGCCCGTACTCATCGAGCTTATTAGCTAGGGTTTCGTCCCAACTAGCACTCTCACCGGGTTGCTTGACTACAGGCTGAAGATACATACCTAGACTAGATAGCTCTGTCTGCATCCTCGGATCGTCGTTATCAGTCCAGCCATTAGTTAGGGTCAGTCCCGATACTTTAGCATCTCTCAGCTCCTTGATACGCTCAGTTCTAAGTTGAGCCTTACGGAAGCCTGAGACAACGTGAACTGAGTTGTCACCATCTACACCAATTAGTAACCACGCAGCGGGGTCAGAGAATCCCCCGTCCAGAGTTTCATACCAAGTCCAACCAGGATTAAGCGAATCGTAGTGCCTAAGATGAACTGACCTGTCCCACCAGGCGCATACCAGTCCAACGCGCTTAACAAACTTACCTTCTCGACGAACTTGCAGGGCTTGCTTAGATAGTCCCCGTCCCATCTGTTCCTTCTGGCCTTCGGTTAGAAATGGGTTGTCATCCCATCCAGCCTCACTGATGAATAGGTCAGGGTTGGATGTATTCAAATAGATTTCATCATATACCCACGTCATACCCTTAACGGCTGTCATGGTCAGGATTACGTCGAGCTGTTGCCCAGCTTCAACGCGCACAAAACACTCCTCCCAAATATCCTTGGGGGGTTCCTCATCGAACCAGATTAGGCGCTTGCCGGTTCCCTGGAACTTCTCCCGGCCTTGGTCGTAGGACTTGAAAGCAATAACTGAGCCGTTCTTTAAGGTCAGCTTCTTGATAATCTTGCCGCGCAGGTAGTCGATACGGGCGATGTCCTTCTCAGCGATATATGATAATAGCTTCTTCTGGGTGGTATCTTCCTGAACCTCATAAGACGGACAGGCGACCCATATCTCGACCCCATCCTTAACACTCTTATAGGGATGGTTGGCCGTAGCATAGCGCGTAGTCTCTTGGCCGCCCCATTCGGTCTTACCGACACGGTTGCCCCAGAACAACGCTCTGACAGCCTTGTCTGAACGCGTAGCTTCATCCTGCTTAGTATGGCTCTGAGCGTACTTGAGAGGGGTAGCGGCGATGCGCCTGTCCTTCTCGGCTAGAGCCTCAAGATAGTCTATCTTGTCTTGCCTTGATAATGCGGTCGAGACCTTCGTCATCTAAGTCCTCAAATTTATGGGTTATTTCACCTACACTGTTTAGCTCGATGGATTGAGCAGCGCGTCCCTCTGTCCGATCCGTAATCTCCTTAACGTCGGCTAGGCTCTTGTATGAAGCAATGACGCGGCGATAGGCAATCTCCATAGCGACGGTCTTATCCTTGCTAGGTAGAGCATTGAACGCTTTAAGCTCATCGGGAGCCATGTGCATGAATCGGTTGTACTGGTAGCTGATAGTATTGTTCTTATTCCAGCCGCCTGGGTTCTGGTTCTGTGGGTTATCACCAAATCCACCCTTGCCTGTAGGGTTGCGCTCCTTAGGCGTTTTCTTAGAAGCTTGCTGTGTAGTTTCCATATAATACTATCGTGGTATATCTCTTACGCTTTGTCAATCACTACTTGGCTTTACCCTTCTGTAATCGACCATAATCCTTCTTTGCTACGGCGTGACCCTCGGCATCAGTTCCTACATTCTTAATATAGGCTCTGACATCGGGAGCCTCATACGGTTTGCCAATTCCGGGTAAGTCGCCGCTTACTTCTTGGATAACAGGACGGATATTCTTCTCTACATTGAGCTTGGTCATACCTCGACTAACTTCACCTATCCCACTTTTATAATTATCTATCAAAACCTCAAGCTGCTGGGTCATGCTCCGTTTATTAAGCGTGGCTATCTCGGCCAACTTGTCTCGGTAGTCCGGCTTAATTCTAACTTGGGTGTAATTCATAGCTGTGTCTGATGTCTCTTGAGTGCTTTGAGATATTCCTTAGTCTCCTTACAGTCATGCAGACCCACGGGAATACTAAGTCCTCTGACTTTAATCTTGTCAGTCTCATATTCGTTGGAACAGTGTGGGCAAAACTTCTTCATATTTCAATGTTAGCACAGAATCCACATGGTGTCAACTTAGCGTAACACTCTGTCAACAGTTACGCTCGGCGGTTGAAACTCTCAACAGGGTGTCCGATAAGCTCTAGGAAGTAAATCACAGCCAGGACTAGGGCGGCCAGTCCGAGCAGGACATCCAAGGTTATCGTGTTGAATGTGTGTAGCGTGTTATAGGCGGTAATAGCGAAGAATAAGAATAACGAAATGAGTTTAATCATGGGGTTCCTTTAGTTTACTAGCCTATTATACTTCGAATAAAGCCTTTATGCTCCTGCTCAGGCGGTAATCCCCCGTCCGTATACATGGCGAGTAAGGTTTCTAACGTGCCTATAATATAGGATCGTTCCTCTGGGGTGAGTTCCTTTTGTTTAGATATGAGGTCATATACCCGCTTAATAGTTTGGGCTGCTTGTACTTCCATCTATATGTTTCCTTTTGGTTATTATTTACTGCAACGGGCTTGGTTACAATCGGTTATATATCTCCATCTATTACCATGATTATTAACCCGATCACGGTTAGCCAAAATATTACACCAATTTCACTCATTATTTAGGCTCCTCGACTTCTTTAATTCTAGTTTCCAGCCAATCACTTAACCTTGGGTGTTTCGGCCAACCATCAGTATTCATGACATCACGAGTTGCCCGCAATTCTTCGCCTAGTTGATTTGCTATTTGTGTATCTATATAGGCTTCTATCTTAGCTTTGGCTTGTTCCCTGATTTCGATGTTAGTTAGCTTTATACCTAAGTACTGCGCTTGGCTGGTGAGTAGTATCTCCTCTAAGGTATCGGCTGGCTCTACCTTATCCGCATATCTATAGATTTCCCCGTTAGGGCCTGTGATGTCAGGGGTGGAGAGATTATCTATTATCCGTGATACGCCCTTACCGCCGAATGTTTGGTCTTGGACTGTATCCGTGGTATCAGGGGTGGCAGTAATACCAGTAACCTCGTGTTTTCCCGCTGGCATAGCTGGTGGTAAAGGAGCGAGCTTTGGTTGGACTGTACCCTTACCGTGGCAGATAGAGCATTTACGCTCGTGGTCAACGTATACGCCATTTCCATTTACGGGAATCTTTCCTGAGCCGTCACAGCGGGTGCAGGGGTTGGATTGGGGGTTATTCTCCATGGGATAGTTCCTTAAGGCGGTTACGATACTTTTTCTCATTATTGAGCCAATAGTCATTATCTAACCCAGCTTCCTCAATGTCCTGTATGA